TTCGATGTCGATGAAGCGAGGAGTGCCGATGTACCTGGCGATGGTGTCTATGTCGTCGAGGGTTATTTGCATGGCGGCTCGGGGAGCGGTTTCCAAAACTCTACATCCCGGCATATGGTTTCAAAGAACTCATTGTTGCCCCGCGCTGCAGAGAAAAAATCACCTTCGCGATACTGCGCCTCGCAAACGAAGTAGCCATCGTCAACTACAAGAACAATGTCTTTTTCAACCGGCATCCGCTCGCTGCATGGAATCCAGTCATCATCCTCCCTGGATGAACCCTGCGTCATGGCTTCCTGCAGACGGTCAAGCTTCACGTATTCCCGTGCCGAATAACCATCTTTAATCCAGTCGGCAGCGACTTTTGCCGAGGTTGTGTAGTCGTAACACTCGCCACACTTGGTCAGGAGCTCATACAGGTCTGCTACCGGCGTACACTCGAAACCATCACTGCCGCCAACCGCCTTACCTGCCAACGCAGTGGAGCGTCGATTCCACTCTTCAATGCTATTGGCCGTGGCACCGCAGTCCTCACATTCTGGTCCGCAC